GTGTTGATCTGGACACTGTCGGTGGTGGAACTGGGCGTGGTTAGCTCGTTCAACACAAACACCGACACAACACCGTTATCGGTCCGATCTTTCGTCAACCCGAGACCGGCACCTCTGCCCGCACTCGACGGGTCGCCATGATTAGCAGGTGCCGCTCCAAAAGCCTCAGGTTGTGACCAAGGAATCTCAATAGTCAACTCCTTTTGATCTGCAATATCCATCACGTAAGTGTATTGAATGTTGGACTCAGATGTGGTCGCCGCCACTTGTGGGTCGTACACAACAAGCAATCTACCCTTGTGAAAATTGGAACACGCTACCTGTAGCTTCATCACCATCGTGCCTTGCCAATACAAGAACTCCAACGCCGGGAGTCCATATGATGGATAGCACACTGACGAATCGCTTGCTTTGGGGACTGTGTGATATGGGAACACTTTTATCTGCTGCAACAATGTCTTTGGTGTGTTGGAAGGGGACCAATTAAACGTGGTGATGAAGTTCTGCCTCGTGACCAAACTATCTATGGTTAACTCATCATGTTCTCCTGATCCCATGACACGAGGATCACACGTCAACTCTTGCTTCGTGTCCAACGAAAGCTTTGTTGTAGTGTCCATCGTGTCGTAATTGGCAAGGTTTGCCACGGGTCGTGGTTGCATCTTTGCTGCCGGCTTCAAATCTGGGGGACGTGAGTAACCCATCAATTTTGCCAGCGCAGCACCTCCACTTAACATGCTCGACGCTGCTGTTGCAAACGGAGCAATTGTGAAGGAAGTGCCACCTATCGCCTTCGCTAGACCAGCCGCTGCTGTCATCGGACGCGAAAGTATACCCGAAGAATCGTACTCGCCCATGGTACCCATCTGGTTCACCAAATCGGGCGAGTCTGCTAGAGTAGGGCAATCCAATTCAACCTCGGACATCCAGGCGTACACCGAGATATTCAAGTTTGTCGTGGACCCATTAGCATTCTTCAACGGATTTATCGACTCTAGGTACACAGTACCCATGGCTCTCCAATCGGCTCCAATAATGGATAAGGAATCCCTGAACCAAAAGAATGGTAGGACCATCTCACCTGCTGCACTGTTGCATGGATCGATGAACACATGTAGACGTTGTGTCGCCAACAATATGTCTCCTAAGTCTCCTGCTCCATGTGGTCGCTCGAGGTCATTCAGCGGACCCAAAGGGAGATATGAAGCAATCAACTTTCCAAAATAGAAGCCGTTGCCATTAATCATGAATTTCACATGAAGTTTACCACGCAAATTGGTGAAGTTATTTATCCGATTAATTACCCGAGGATTTGTTAAAAACCTATCCCACGGGTTGAAATCTTCATTCACATCATCATCAATCGCCACCGAATATTCCTTAATCAACACGGGTCGACATAGGAAGTCTCCGAGACCATCATCAGCATTACTGGTCTTGTGGCGCGTGGTATCTATTACGGATTCCATGACATTTTGTTGTTGTAGTGGCGTGTCCTTGAACGTAACCACATGGGCATCAACTCGCCCTCCTTCGTCCATGTTACTGGACTGTGTGACCACACCAGATTGTGGGTCTAAATCGCGTATTTCTTCTGCGGACGCTTTCTCCGCTTCTCTAGTTATGTAATTGGTAGTGCATATTTGTTCACCACGAGCGTTGCACTGATGCATCGTGATGTCTAGAGGATTTTGCTGGCCTAAGGCTCCCCTAAATAGGGGTACTTCGTCTGGCAAAGTGGCCATCGGGGAGCAAGCGTCACGCTTCTCAACATCCTGCTTTGTTGAGTACATGCCGTAATCAATACTCCCTTCACTATTTTCAACTTTACATACGAATAGCTCCGGATGTTCCTCTCTTTTCTGGTCAGAGTAGACCCTTTTCCACCGCTTCATCATATCATCGTACGTATAATCAACAAAAATGCACATCTGATGTAGTGAATAACGGCTCCGAATTTCACGGAGTTTCAAAATTTCTTCCTCATAGACCCCGCGTCCATGGAAGAAGAACTCCAATGCTGCATTGTCAATGTTGGTTGCCATAGACTGCTCTGGCGTGAGCGAGCTCTTGGTCAACCACTGCAACGGTTTAATGATGGATCGTTTTTCAAGCGGTGCCATGTACATTTGCAAATCCTCATCCCATCGAGGAGTGCGCTTGAGAAACGATAACTCACCTAATTTTATATACTGCACTGATTCGGCGTCTTTTTTTGCCATGGTATAAACAAGTCCGAAATCAGCAAAAGCCCGCTGTACATCTGTATGTCCAAAATTGATGTCAGGGTGGGCCGAATATGCACAATCATCACCGTAAGTGAGCAGCGACACTGTTTGTCGGAAAGGTAGCGGTGATGTTTTCAAAGAAATATACACACATCGGTGGTAGAGGGAATTTACCAAAGAATTAATGACAGTCGTTAAAGCATGTCCCGAAGGA